GCCGCGCTGGAAATCGAGCGTGACACGAAGATGCGCTGCCCCGTCGATACGGGCAACCTGCGCCGCTCCTACGTCACGCAGCCGCAATCCAGCCCCGCCGATAAGACCCAGGTGTTCCTCGTCGGGACGAACGTGAACTACGCCATGTTCGTGGAGTTCGGTACCTCCAAGATGCAGGCCCAGCCGCACCTCGGGCCTGCCCTGGCGAAGGCGAAGGTGAAGTACGGATGAGCCACGCCCCCGAAACCCCCGACGTTGAGGCCATCACCTACTCCGCCCTGAAAGACCTCGGCGGTATCACCTGCTGGGCGTACGACTCCCAGCTTCCCTGGCCCCACGTTGAGGACATTGTTGGTATTCAGGTTGATGTGCGCGCCAGCAGCAAGAAGCGCGCCCGTGACCGTGCGTATGAAGCGAGGCAGCGCCTGGTGCGCCTGCCCTTTGACCCGACCTCCCTGGTCGGGCGTTGCGACGTAGAGATGGGGCCCATGTGGGCTCCCGATGAGGACGGCGCTCCTCGCTACGTCATTAGGACCTCCATAGCCGTTCGGGCTATGCGTGGCATCGGATAAAGGAGAAGGAACATGGCTGCATCGACAGCACTCAACCCCGACGCCGTGCTTATCGGCACGTCGAATGGGCCTGGCATCTACATCGCCCCCGTGGGCACCGCTGCACCGACAGACGCAAGCACCGCGCCTGCCGCTGCGTGGACCACGCTGGGCTACCTGAGCGAGGATGGCGTCACTTTCGGCACCTCCACTAACTCGGAGAACATCACCCCGTGGCAGAGCCGCAGCCCTGTCCGCACCATCATCACCAGCCGTGAGCTGACGGTGGACTTCACCATGCTGGAGTTCAGCGCGCAGAACGTGGCCCTCTACTTCGGTGGGGAGACCCCGACCGAGACTGCTGGCGCGTTCAGCATGACCGTTCGTTCGGACTCGGACGTCGTGAACCACGCGATCCTCGTGGACGTGAAGGACGGCGACAACGTCGTTCGCTACCACTTCCCGCGTGCGACCCTCAGCGAGGCTGGCGACATTGAGATCACTCAGTCGGGCGCAGTTGGCCTGCCTGTCACCCTCATGGCGATGGATGATGCTGGCGTTCTCTGCAACATCATCAAGGGCTCGGCCACCGTCGCGCCCGTAGCGGCCAAGGCGACCACGGCATGACCGCCCGACGGGGGGCTTCCGCTGGTGCGTTCGATCTAGACGCCGCCCGCGCAGCCCGCAAGGAAGCTGCTGGTGTGGGGTTCAAGTTCAAGTTCGGCGGAAGGTCCTACACCTGCCTGCCCGCGAAGGAGTGGCCCATCGAGGTCATGGGCTCCCTCGGGGACGGCGACATGGTGGGGGCCCTGGAGATGATCCTGGGCGCTGACCAGATGGAGAAGTTCATGGCGAACAAGCCCACCAGCGGTGACGTTGAGGACTTGATGAACGCCCTGGGCGACGACGCAGGTGTGGGGAACTCGGGAAACTGATTGCCGCCTCCTGGGCCATGTTCGACCCCGATGTGGAGGAGTGCCTGCTGCGTGTTTACGGCGTAGACCCGCAGCAGGCCACCCCCCGCAGGGTGTGGGTGCTTCTACAGAGGCTCCCGCTGGGGGCGTGGCATAAGGACCAGGGCCCCGCCTCATGGACGAACGAGGCGTACCTGATGGCTCAGGTGGTGGATGCAGTGAACCAGGTCGCCTGGGTACAGGTGGCCGTGAACAGCAAGAAGAAGCCGAAGCCCCCGAAGCCCGTGTGGCGGCCAGGGGCCAAGGACCAGAAACAGAAAACCAGTTGGGCTGATCTAGAAGCAGCCCTCAGCGGCGTAGAAGGAGTTATCAGATGAGTACCGTTGGCGAACTGAGCGTCAAGGTCACCGCTGATACGACGGCGCTGAAGCGCAAGATTGAGCGCGACTCCGAGGAAGCGGGCAGGAACTCCGCGTCCAAGTTCTCCAAGGGGATGAAGGGCGCGGGGGGCCTCCTTCTTGGCCTGGGGGCTGGCGCGGCTGTCGCTGGTGGCGCTATCGCCGCGTTCGGTGTGAAGGCCGCGATGGCTAACGAAACGGCGATGGTGTCGTTTACGAAGCTTCTTGGCTCCGCCGAAAAGGCCCAAGGCTTCATGAAGGAACTGAACGACTTTGCGGCCAAGACGCCTTTCGAGTTGCCTGGCCTTCGGGAGGCCGCCAGCAAGCTTCTGGCCACGGGTACTGCCGCTAAGGACATTATCCCGCTGATGACCCGCATCGGTGATGCGACGTCGGCTGTCGGTACGGGCCAGGACGGGATCAACCGTTCCGTTGCGGCGCTCCAGAAAATGCAGATCACGGGCAAGGTCACCGCTGAGTCGATGAACATGCTGTCGGAGGCTGGCGTGAACGCCACCGACGCTCTCGCAGCATCCCTGGGCAAGTCGCCGCAGGAGATCGCGAAGATGGTGACCAAGGGCCAGGTCAAGGTCGAGGACGTGTTCAAGGCCATCGAGAGCGGCGCGGGTAAGTCAGCGCAGCGCGTCGTCGGCATGATGGATAAGCAGTCGGCCACGTTCGCGGGCATGATCTCCACCCTGAAGGACACCGTTGGCCAGGGGCTTGCCCAGGCTGCGGTACCGCTGATGCAGGGCCTGAAGGACGCCCTCCCGCCCATCACTAAGGCCCTGGAAGGTGTCATTACGGGCCTGGGGCCTGCGCTCGGCGCGCTCGGCCCTGCGATTGGCGCGCTGACGCCCGTGCTGGCCCCTGTGGCGAAGATTCTGGGTGACATTGCCAGCGCCGTACTGACTGGCCTGACGGCGGCCCTGGGGCCGCTGGTGGCCGCTTTGCAGCCCATCCTGGAGGTGTTTGCGGAACTCGGGTCCAAGGTTGGCCCGCTGGTTGGAACGCTCCTGGGCAAGATCGGGGAGGTTCTGGGCCGACTCCTGGAAGCGCTACTGCCTATCCTGGCCCCGCTTGGCGACCTGGTGTTCACCATTCTGGATGCCGCCGCGCCGATTCTCATGGTGGCCGCTGACCTGATCCTGGTCCTGGTGGACGCCATCGCCCCGCTGCTGGCGATAGTCGGCACGCTCCTGGCCCCGCTCGGTGAACTTGTCAATGTCCTGTTCAAGGCGATCATGCCGATCCTGAAGCCCCTTATCCCCGTGATTGAGGCCGTGGCTACGGTTCTGGCTGACGTACTTGGGCGCGCTATTGGCCTCATCATCTTCGCCATCGGCAACCTGATTCAGGCTGGCGCGAAGCTTGCCCCGTTCATCCTTCGCAACGTGACCCGCCCCCTGGTGGATGCGTTCTTGTGGATGGCGGAGAACATCGTGGAGTCCGCCGCCACCGCGTTCTCCTGGGTGCCTGGCCTGGGCGACAAGCTTGCTACAGCGAAGCAGGCCGTTGCCGACTTCAAGAAGAACGCTTCCAAGGGCATCACGGACGCCGCTGACACCATCGAGAAGGAAGGCACCCGCATCGGCAAGGGCCTGGTGGATTCAGGTATCGCCACCATGAAGGACCCGATGGCCGCCAGCCGTATGAGGACTTCGGGCACGGCGCTGGGTACCGCGATGACTGACGGCATGGCCATCGGTATCCGTAACGGCCAGGTTCCCGTCCAGGCTGCGGCTACGGGCGTCGCCCAGAGCGCGATCAACGCCGCTAAGACAACGCTGGATTCGCACTCACCGTCCAGGGTGTTCATCAAGATCGGTGGCGACGTCGTGGACGGCTTCGCGCTCGGCTTGGGTGACATGGGAAAGGTCAGCGACAAGATGCGCTCCGAACTAGAGGCGGCGCTAACTGCCAGCGAGAACCGCATCAACAAGTGGGTAGAAACGAACAAGAGGGCCCTGGATGACGCGGTCCAGGCGTGGAAGGACTACCGCAACGAGGCCATGTCTGCCATCACGGGCGGCGTGAACGTTGCTGACGCCCAGAGCGCCGCTGACGCGACGGTGAAGGCCGCTGACGACGCCTACAAGAGCCTCCAGGAGGCCCAGCGGGGCGCGGCTGGCCCTGACGCCAGCGACTCCGACCGAAGCCGCGTGGCGGAAGCCCAGGCCGCGTACGACGCAGCGAAGGCGGGCATCACCACCTTCGAGGCCGAGTTCGACAAGCTTCTGGCCCAGTCGAACCTGTACGGCAACGCCATGAGCGCCGTGTCGAACGCCATCGCGTCCCAGTTCGGGCCGAATAGTGTCGGCGGCCAACTCCTGATGCAGCAGATGATGCAGATGGGGCCGCAGGCGGGAGCCCAGTTGGCCTCGCAACTCATCGGTACCGACGGTCAGCCCACCGCCCTCCTTGGAACCATCGTGACGAAGCTGTCCGAGAACAACATCTGGGCAGGCAAGGTGGCTGACAGCATGGCCGCCAACGCCAAGGGCTCAGGCGTCCTCCAGGCGGAAGCCGCGCTGGCTGGCCTGGAGAAGAAGATCGCCAAGGAGCAGGCCCGCCTGGTCAAGGTCGGCGCTGACATGGGCGACGGAATGATCATCGGCTTCAAGAGCAAGCAGGGCGCGTTCAAGGCTGAAGTGGATGCCTACATCGAGGCGGCCCGCAAGTCGCTGGATTCCCACTCCCCGTCCCGCGTGTTCATCGGCATTGGTGAGGACGTTGGAGATGGCTTCAACATTGGTGTCGGGAACACCCTCGCTGACCCGTTCTCGACCCTGGCGGCTGATGCGGCGTTCATGAAGCGCGTCTACGCCCCCACGATGGCGATGGATGGTGGCGTTCTTGACCCGACGATTCAGGTGTTCATCGGGGAGACGGAACTGACGGAGATCGTTCGCACTGAAGTCGGGTCATCGAACGATGACTTGGCACGCTCACTCACCCTTGGGAGGCGCTAATGCTGGTACTGGAAGCAGACCCCACGACGGCGTCGGTCGTCATCAAGGCGTCGATCCCTGGGGCGGTGACGTTGCAGATTACCCGCCATGACGGTCGTGTGACTGAGGCTGTCAGGTGGGCTAACCCTTGGGTAGGGGAGTCCGTACTGGGGGCGAGGGATTTCGAGGCCCCGTTCGGCCTGGACCTGACGTACACGCTCATCGGCTACGACGCGGACCACAACGCCATCGCCACGGAAACAGCCAAGACCGTCCTGACTGGGGTGAAGGATGACTGGCTGCGGCCCGTGACCCGACCCCTGGCTGGTATGCCGATCTGGGTGGAGTCGTACCCGACGCTCAGGCGGGAAGGTAAGACCGCCACATTCGACGTCCTGAACCGCGCTGACCGTATTGCAGTCACCGCACCGATGGGTATGTCGAAGGGCGTCCTCACGCTCCTCACCATGACTGACGGAGCCCGCTACCGCCTTTGGGAAATCCTCAAGTCAGGCGAACCGTTGTGCTTCCTCACACCGAAGGACGAGGGCGTCGGTAAGCAGTACCTCGTCGTGGAGTCCGTGGATGAGCAGCGCATCATCACCTACGCCCGTGAGCAGGCCCGCCGCTGGGTACTGGCCGTTGCTGAGATCGGCTGGCCCGCTGGTGGCACGGAACAGATCGACTTCCAAACCTGGGGCGAGCTGGCCACCTCGGGTGAAACCTGGGGCGACCTGCCCGTGGATTACGACACTTGGGCTGACGTCCCTGGCGTCACCCCCGTCCTCCCTGGCGGGCCTGAAGCTTCCCGCGCATTGACCCCTGCACGATTCGGCTGGTGACCCCATGTGGAAGGTGTCTGATCGGTTCGGCCTTGCGGTCACGCAGAGCCACCGCATCGCTACGCGGGTAGACGTCTGGCAGAACGGTGAACTGGCCTACGAGGACGTTCGCGTGGCTGGCGGCTCCGTGTCGGTGGATGGTTCCAGCCAGATTCGCCGCACCTGCGAAATGGAACTGAGCCTTCCCCAGCTTCCGACGAGCCTGCTGGCCCCAGGGATGCCGAACGGGTCCGAGGTGGCCGTGTATCGGGGCATCCATTTCACCGATGAGGAGGTGGAGTGGGTGCCGTTAGGCGTATTCCGCGTGGACACGGTGCGCCTGTCACGCCCTGGCCAGAAGTTCCAACTGCGCGGCTCAGACCGAGGCATCATGCTCCAGGACGACCGCTTCCTATCACCGACGAACTCCCGTGGCGAAACGGTGAAGGGGGAACTGGCGTTCATCGTCAATGACTCCGTGGACGGCTTGGAGGTCGTGGATAACACGACGAAGGACCTGGCCATGTGGCCCGTCACCTGGGACCGTGAGCGGTGGGAAGCCATCGACAAGCTTACGGATTCCATTGGTGCGGTGGCGTACTTCGACCCGTCGGGACGGTTCACGATCAGCCCTCTCCCGACCATCGACACGGACCCCGTGTTCAAGATCAGTACGGGCGTGAACATGGTTACCTCGTCGGTGGAGATCACCCGCCTGGATACGTACAACGCGGTAGTCGTCTCGGGGGAGCAGATTGACGCGGAATCCGCCGTGGTTCACGTCGTCGTCAAGGACGATGACCCCACTTCACCGACGTTCTGGGACGGCCCGTTCGGGCATCGCCCCAAGTTCTACTCCTCCCAGTTCATCAAGGACGAGGCGAACGCGATCGAGGTCGGGCAGGGAATGTTGGGGAAGTACGCGGGCCTGCCCCGAACCTTGGACCTGTCAGCCGTTCCGCATCCTGGCCTGGACGCTGGTGACGTAATCGAGGTGGAGTTCCCTGGTAGCCGTGAGAGGCATGTCATCGACTCGCTGACGATTGGCCTGGGCGCTGACGCCCCGATGACTGCCCGCACCCGCACCGTGTCGAAGGTGGTCGAAGGATGAGACTTGTTGACGTTCTGGGCGCGGCCCCGACCAGCCCGTACCGCACGGGCGTAGTCGTTTCCGCTGAAGCTTCCACGGTGACGGTGCAACTGAACGGCCAAGCCGTCCCGCTGGTTCGCTACCTGGCCCCTGCCCCTGCGGTGGGCGCGGTGGTCCTCATCGTCTACGTCTACGACCAGCCCGTGTGTCTGGGCGCTTTCGCATGACCGTTACGCCTACAATGAGCAGGCAACCTGCCTGCTGGAAGGACTCAGATGCCTGAGAATTACACCCCAACTGGCAGCACTCATGTGTTCGTCGTTCCCGCTGACGGTGAGGCCGCTGACGGCCCCAAGGCGTTCAAGGACTTCGCTGACTCGCTGCCGAACATCCCCGAAGACGGCCTGACGCCTGTCGTGTTCGCCCAGGCGAGCTTGACCCTGGCCCCGATCCATTCGGGCGTGTACCTGGCTTGTGTGCCGTCTGGCGGCAACCTGACCGTGACGATCCCGTCCGATGTGCCGATTGAGCCGACCGATAGGCCGCTGCCGCTTGGGTTCACGATTGCCATTGGCCACATGGGACCGAGCGCGGGGACCATCGTGATCGTCAAGGGCCAGGTCGGTGTTGTCATCCAGAACAGGGACAGCCTGACGGTTGATCAGTACCGCACGACGGTGCTGCTCAAGGCTGGCCCGAATCTGTGGCAGGTGATCTCTGGCTCTGACATGCCCGAGGTTGAGCCCAGGGATGAGCCTGCCCCGAAGGGTGCGTAGTGACTGACTTCCCGCTGCCCGAATACCCAGACGACCCGCTGGGGCCAGAAGCGTTCCGTGATCTTGCTGACTCGATGGGTGTCCTTGGCGCACCCGCTGTTGTCCCCATCTCGGAGGACACGACGCTGCTGGCTGACCATCTTCACCTCGTGCTGGAGGCTGACGCCCCGCTGACGTTCACCATCCCTGACGACACGGACCTGCCTGCTGGCTTCATGTTCGTTCTGGGCAACGCTGCCTCTGAGGGCGAGGTCACCGTGGTGGCTGGCCCGAAGGACGACTACGTGATGCCTGCTGACGCTCGCATCGTTGTTCCTGGCCGCTATGTCGGGTTCATCAAACTGAAGCACGGCAAGTGGGCGTCGGCTCTGCTGCCTGTGGTGGAGGTCGTAGACCCGCCTGTTGACCCGACTAGCGGCTACAACGAGGCGACTGGCGGCACGGTCAAGGACTTCACCCGCGACGGGAACCCGTGGCGGCGTCACACGTTCCTTACTGGTGCTGACCTGACTGTCGTGAAGAACCCGAAGCCGTTCACCGTCTACCTGATCGGCGGCGGCGCTGGTGGCGGCAAGAACGGCTTTGACGGTGGCGGCCCTCACGGTGGCGGCAAGGGTGGTGGCGGTGGCTACCACTCAAGTGAAGTGACCTTGGCTGTCGGCGTTGCCCCCGTTGTGGTCGGCGCGGCTGGCACTGCTGGCACTAACACAAGCGGCGGGGCTGGCGGCGATTCCTCTGTCGGTGGCTTGAAGGCTGGTGGCGGTGGCGGCGGTGCTTGGGGTCAGGATGCGATCACTGGTGGTGATGGGCGCGTAGGCGTTCCTGCCCCTGGCGCTAATGGCGGCGACGGCGGTGGCAACAACCACCCGCAGACGAGCCCTTGCACTGGCAAGCAGGCTGCTATCGGCCTTGCTGTCACGGTTGGCGAGGGTGGCAACGGCGGTGCTAGTGATGGCGGCGGCGGCTCCAACCCTGGGGCTGCTGGCAACGCTGGCGCAGTTGTCGTGGAGTACGAGATCGAGCCTCCTGATCCTGCGTCTCTCTACAACGAGGCAACTGGCGGCACGATCACTGAGGTGGCGAACTACAACGGCACGGGCAAGACATGGGTTGTTCACACGTTCACTTCCACGGCTGATCTGGTGATCACAAAGAGTCCCAAGCCGTTCCGCGTTCTTGTCGCTGGCGGTGGCGGTGGCGGTGGCCGTCAGGTTGATGGCAACACGCGCTGCGGTTCGGGCGGTGGCGGCGGCCTGATTGAGAGTGACGCTGCAACCCTGGCGGTTGGTACGCGCAAGATCACGGTTGGCGCAGGCGGCGCAGGCAGTTACCCCGCAGGCGGATTCAACGGTGGTGACTCGTCCATTGACGCTCAGTTCGTTGCCCTGGGCGGCGGCGCAGGCGGTCACGGCGTGGCTGGGGCGAACGGCGCGGCTGGTGGTTCTGGCGGTGGCGGTGTCGGTGGCGGTATGCATCACGGCATCGGTGGCGGCGGTACTGGCACCCCAGGCCAAGGCTTCAACGGCACAGGCGGCGAGGACTGGGCGGCTGGCGTCGGTGGTGCTGGCGGTGGTGCTGGCGGTGCCGCAAGCGGCTACACGGGCGGCCCTGGTAAGGCCAGCACGATAACTGGCGCAAGCGTTGTCTACTGCTCTGGCGGCAACGGCCCTGCTTCGGCGTACGGCGGCGGTGGCGCGGGTGGTGTCGGCTGGCAGGGCGCTGGCGCGGCTGGCGTTGTTGTCGTCGCTTACGAGAAGGCCCCGCCGCCCCCGCCCTCGTACAACGAGGCCACAGGTGGCACCGTCACTCAATACAAGGACG